GGTAGAACTACTGAATTGTAATCAGTGTGTTGTGGGTTCGAGTCCTATAGGAGGCTCATAATAAAGAGGATAGTACTAGTGTAAGACTCAACGTAACTTAAAGGCTTTGTGAAATATCATGTAAGTTAAGTCCTTTTGGGTGTCGTACTACCCACCTTAGTCAATAGAGGATGGTCAAGGATTGACAAACTTTGCTCTAAGTTTTCAAAATAGAGCATTTGCAGAATTGGTGTTAATGGTAGCATAAAACCCTTCCAAGGTTAAGGAGACAGTTCGAGTCTGTTATTCTGCTCAATATAGTGGGTTGGTGTAATGGCAACATATTAGGCTCATAACCTAAAGCTGGCAGTTCGATTCTGCTACCCGCAACTAAATTCAGGAGAAATGGAAAAGAAAGTAGATGCTATTTTTTCAAATACCCTAATAGGTATTTTAGATGAGTTGAACCATGCAGAGGTTCAAAGAGAGGATGTGGTCAACATCTTTCAGAACACACAAGGTCAATATGTAGCAGTATTTTATCAATAACATTATGGAAGACAACAAGAAAGTAATGGAAGCCCTTGAAACTGGGGCTACAGAAGAAAAGCTTTTCCACGATGAGCAGGAAAAGGAACTTACTCAACCAATCTCTGAGGAGGAATTTAGAAAGCAGATACATGAGGCTGCTATAGCAAACCATCAAAAGGTATTCTATGACTTTGAACATGGTATTCTTCATCTTAGGGATTATAGTGGAGTAAAGAAGTTTAAGTCCATCAGAAGAGCCATCAGAAGAGGACATGTATCAATCTACGGGGATGTCTACCCAAAGAGACCTTTCAATAATAAGAAGAGAGGACCAGGTAGCATAACCTACACAAAGAGAAGGCTATATGAGCAATTTACCCACAAAAATAGAGCAGTCTGCTAAAGAAGAATACAATAATATTCCAGTACACTATTGCAGAGAATGCTCATCTCTCAGGGTTATGAGAGTAGCTGGAATAGAGGAAGCCTGTTATTGTGATGACTGTGGGTGTACAGATATTGCAGAGGCAAGTGTAGAAGAATGGCAAGAACTCTACAAAAAGAAACATGGTTTTACTTACTTAAATAATTCATATTAACATTATGGCAGAGAAGAACAACAACAAGGATGGTGTTCAGGAATCACCAAAGCTCTCTTATGAGCAACTTAGAGCTTACGCAGACCAGCTTAGAGAGCAAGCAAAGAGAGTTTTTCAGGAGAATCAGGTACTAAAGCAGGCAGTAACCTCAAGAGACATTGAGTATGCTTTTAGATGCTTAGACCATGCAGAACTTTTCTCAAAGGAGTTCATCCAAGCAGTAGTCAAGAGACTTGAGGAGCTTATGAATCCTGAGATACCAGTAAATAAGGAAGAAACTAACACAGAGGAGAAGGAATAATGGTAAATACAGGAAGAGCTAACAATGTGATTAGAATCCCTACATCCTTGCAAGGTAAGTTCTTCAGGATATGGATTGAGTTCCTAACTCCTCTTCACAATCTCACCAATAGAGAGAAAGATGTTGTTGCAGCTTTCATTAAGGCAAGGTTTGAGTTAAGCAAATCCGTCACTGATGACACTCTTCTTGACAAGATAGTCATGAGTGATGATATAAAGAGTAAGATTAAGGCAGAATGTAATGTCTCTGATGCTTTCTTTCAAGTGATACTCGGCAAATTAAGAAAGACAGGAGTAATTATAGATGGAAAGATAAACCCGAAGTTTATACCAAAGAGCCTTAATCATGAGGACCAAGCTTTCCAGCTCCTATTATACTTTGACCTAGATGCAAGAAACAATTAACAAGCTTTCAAAGGAGTTAAATTTACCACCTGATGTAGTAGAAAAAGCTTATAAGGCTTATTGGATGTTTATAAAGTCTACCGCTGAACAAGTGCCTTTAAAAGAGGATATGGATGAAAAAACATTCAGTAAACTAAGACCAAATTTCAACATACCTAATTTAGGCAAGCTAGCTTGTACCTATAATAGGTATGTTGGACTAAAGAAGAGATACAAGTTAATACAAGATAAACATGCTGAATATAAAGAAAATCAGACCAATGGCTAATTACTTGGTTACTACCAAGGAGGAGTACACAGAAGATGATGTTAGAAAGGGAGGACTTATCACTAAGATAATAGGAAGCCTTAAGGAATATCAGAAGGTAGTAGCAATAGGACCAATGGTAAGAGGAATCCAAGTAGGTGACCTAGTGTGCATCAATCCAAAAAGGTATGCAAAGTATAAGCATCCGCCTGGCTCACTAAAGGATGGGGTTATTACAGACAACCCAGTGGTAGCCTACAATTTCAATGTAATTGAGCTGAACCATGTATCACATCTACTCCTTACTGACCAAGACATTGACTTTATCATAGAGGAAAGCGAGGAAGAGGAAGTTAAGGAGAATCCAATAATTGTCCCTGAAAGGAAGATAATTGTCTAACCCACAGCCTACTAGGGGAAACCTTAGTAGGTTTTTATTTTATAGTTATGATTAGATTATTTCATTATGAGGGATATGAAGTAGAAATAGAACCAGAGGCTCTAATGTTGGCTCCATTCAAGGCTATCTATGATAGGGACAAACATAAAGATAAATCAATGGCAAAGCAGGAACTTGCCTACATCTATTTCATGGGAGACCCAAGAAGTGACTACCAATATCTAGTTGATGCTGAAGTAAGGTCGGCTGAAATAATTCAAGGCTTAGGTATGCCAAAGGGCTGGAAACCTGATAAGGTAGTTGAAAGAGCATTAACTTTCTATGAAAGTTTTAAGCCAATAAGTGCAGGCTTACTAGAGGACACTAGGTTTGTAGTAAATAGGTTGAGACAAGAACTTAGGAACATGAACTTTGACGAGAGAGATGACAAAGGTAAACCCGTTCATACTCTACAATCTATTACTTCAACCATCAAGCAAATCCCTAGTCTAGCTAAAGACCTAGATGAGGCTGAGAGAGCACTAAGTAAAGACATCACTGCTGAAGCTAGAGCAAGAGGTTCACAAACTAAAGCATTACTTGAAGATGAAGATTAACGATATATTAGAGTGTGTAAATAGGACACTAGTAGCTGAAAGAAAAGCTAAAAACTTACCAGAAGTATTAGGACATTTTGTATTCCACATTGGGTGGGAAAGAAAAATGGGAGCTATAAAGACTTTCCACACTCAAATAGATTTTATAAATATGTCCAAAGGAACTCCTCATTCAGTAGTATCTGAAGCTTATACCGTAGAATGCCCTACTGAAAAACTGGAAGAAATGAAAGAACTTATGACCATAAGAATACTTGAGGCGTTCTTCAAGGTACTAAGATTAGGAAGAGGTAAAGGAGACTACGAAAACTTTGTAAAGGGAACTTTTGAAGGATGGACTTAAGGGATGATTTCTATATACCTACCAATGAGTTTCAGACAGAGATAACCAAGGACTTCCTTATGTCACTACCTGAAGAGATAGCAGAGCAACTACTTGATTTTATTCAGAATGTAGAATACATAAGAAATCTTATCAGCCCTTCAAGAAGAAGGGCCAAGGATATGCCACATGATGAGCAAGGCAGGGTCATAGTTGACCTTGCCAATCCTCATATATTAGAAAATATGGATTATTTTAGACCAGCAGCTTTACATTTCAAAGAGCATGGTTGTTATACATTTCTAAGGCCAAATCCTAATCCCAATAGTGAATATAGGAAATGGATTGATGAGGAAAAGAGAAGATGTAGGGAAGGGTATGTAAGGGAATCTGATGGTGAATGGGTAACAGGCTACATGTATTGGTATATGAACTATTGCCCAATCATGCTTACCAAGATTGTTGAAGGTAAGAAGAAAGCAGACAGAGTTGAAGACTTCCCAGAGACATGGGAAGGTATTTACCTAAGATTTCATTACTTACATAATGCCAGAGAAGCAGGTAATCATGCTATAGAATTGGCTAGAAGGGGATGTTCCAAGTCGTACACTTTGGCATCTATGATGGCAAAGAATCTAATACTCGGAGAGAGTGCTGAAGTCCGTAAGAGGGTTACTACAATCCTTACTGCATACCAAAAAGAATACCTTGCTGACAAGGATGGTACTCTGTCAAAATTTGAACCTATGATTAACTTTGTATCAGAAAATACAGAGTTTCCAAGATTAAGACTAAGAAGTTCATCCCAAGAAATGTTCTGGCAGATGGGTTATCTAGATAGTTATGGCAGGAAAAAAGGCTCTCTCAATAGTGTAATGGGAGTGTCTTCAAAGGATGATAGTGGCAAGCTTAGAGGTAAGAGAGGTCATATTTACTTTGAAGAGATGGGTTCTTTCCCTAACTTATTGGAGATTTTTGATGTGGTAAGACAAGGTATGGAAGAAGGTGATTATACTTATGGGCTTGCCTTCTTGGTAGGTACTGCTGCTGAAAAAGAATCAAACTTTGAATCAGCAAAAACCTTACTATACAATCCAACTGGCTATAATATCTACTCCATAAAGAATGTTTATGATAAACCTAAACAAGGAAATCCTACCTTTGGTTATTTCTTCCCAGCTTATGTAAATAGAAAAGGATGTTATAACAAAGATGGAGTATCTGATGTGGTGAAGGCATTAGTTCAAATACTTCAAGCAAGATATAAGGCAAAGTATAGCTCTGACCCAAACTCAGTTCTGAGAGTAATAGCAGAAATGCCAATCACCCCAGCTGAGGCCATAATAAAGGTAAAGAATGCTTTCTTCCCAGTAACAGCTCTAACAGAAAGATTACAACAGCTTGACTTGGATGGTAAAGCTTTTGACGATGTGTATGTAGGGCAACTAGTGCTAGATGGGAAGGAGGCAAGATTCATCCCAACAGATGATACCCCTATAAGAAAGTACGGGGTTGACAATACCACACAAGGTGCCATAGAAATCTATGAGATGCCTCAGAAAAACAGTGATGGCAAAGTCTATCCTAACAGATATATCATAGGACATGACCCTGTAGATAATGACCAAGCTGAATCAACTTCTCTTTCTTCTACCTTTGTACTTGACCTCTATACTGACAGAATAGTAGCAGAATATACAGGAAGACAAGCTTTTGCTGATGATAACTTTGAAATAGTAAGGCTATTGTGTATATTCTACAATGCTAAGTGCTTATATGAAGCTCATCCTTACAGTCAAAAAGTATATACTCCTGATGGCCTCAAAGAGTGGAAAGATATTAAAATAGGAGATACTTTATTTTCTCCAACTAAAGGCAGTGTTAAGGTTATTGACATTCCTGTAGATGAAGAAATGGATATTTATAAAATAAAACTATCTGATGGTAGGGTAGTAGAGGCTAGTGATAACCATATATGGTTAGTTTATAAAGGCACTTCTAAAATCCCTGTCGAAGTTACTACTAAGCAAATGTTAGAAGATGGTATAATAAATAAACATGGGCAACATAAATATTTTATACCAGAGCATAATGGTGTTGAATATCCAAGAAGAGAATTACCAATAGACCCTTACACTATGGGTTTAATACTTTCGGAAGGCAGCATAAGGGGAACACATTGCACTAAGAATTATATTCAAATATCTTCAAATGTTGAGGATATGAAATTTTATAGTAGAAACATTCCCTATAATGTTAAACATATAGGGAAGAAAGGATATTCTTGGCATGTTACTATACCTAACTGTAAAGATATAATGGAATCTTATGGGCTATATGGTTCAAATAGTCATACTAAGTTTATACCTACAGACTATTTGTTAAGTCATAGAGTACAAAGATGGAATCTATTACAAGGTATAATGGATGGTGATGGTTGTGCTAAAACTGGGGGTGCAAGTATTTTAATAACTTGTTCTGAACAGCTAGCAAATGATGTATTACTCTTAGCTAGAAGTTTGGGAATAAAAGCCTGGATACAAAACAATAATAAAGGCGTGTTTAGAGTAGCTTTAGCTACAGAATATAAGGTATTCAAACTTCCTAGGAAGGTAGTAGAACAACATAGCTATAATAGTACTGCTAAAGGAAGTAAGGCCAATGCCATATTGAATAAAACTGCCATAGTAAGCATAGAGTTTTCTCATAGAGAAAGGGGTAAATGTGTTACAGTAGATTCTGAGGATGGGTTATATATGATAGGGGATTATGTAGTTACACATAATTGCAATAAAAAAGGTATATTTGCTTACTTCCAAAAAATGCAATGTACTCACTTGTTAGCGGATACTCCAGAGTATCTAAGAGATAAACAGATGATTAAGTATAGCTCATTTGGAAGTAATGCTAAGGGTGTAAATGCTACAGCTGCTATCAATAACTATGCTAATGGTCTCATAAGGGATTGGCTACTGAAGCCAGTGACTACTATAGTAGTAGAAGATGGAGAAGAAAAGGAGGTAGCTATCTCTAATCTATATTTCATAAGAGGAAGAGCACTCCTAGAGGAGCTAATTGCTTTTGACCCAGTAAGGAACTTTGATAGAATCAGAGCACTAGGTATGTTAATGATATATAGAGAAGAAAAGGTAATCTTATATGGTTCTAGGCTGAATGCAGAAGATGCAGAAAAGGCAGAC